AGACGCATCACAATCAATCGAGCGTTTAAGAAAAAATACCGAAAAACTGAAAGACAGTCTGGCCGCACGTAGAAAAGACCGTGTTAAGAACTTTGGAAGAGACGGTATGTCCGTTGTCGATCTTGTTGTAATGTATGAGAAAAACAGGAAAGAGATGATGGAAGAGAAGACAAGCGCACTTCTACGTGAAGAGGAGGCTTTTATAAATCAGCGTGTGGATTCCGGAAACAGAGCTGATCCAGACGCACAGATTCTTGACGAGCTTGAGTAGGAGGCGTATTGGCGGTAGAGATCAGAGAATCCTTAGTACTTGAGGGGATGGAGTTGGTAGAATATTATAGGAACGATCCAGTTATGGCTGCCTATGATCTTCTTAGAATTAAACTTGCTCCAATCCAACGGATAGTATTGCGCGATTTATGGTTTAAAAACTTTAGCATCTTTGTGGCAGGCCGTGGATGTGGAAAAACATTCCTACTGGCTGTTATCGCAGTGTTGAGTTGTATGCTTTATCCGTCCTACCGTGTTGGTTTGATCGGTCCTGTTTTTCGTCAGGCCAAAAACATCTTTGGAGAGGTAGAAAGACTCTACCAGAGATCGTCCATTTTTCGCGACTGTACGGAGAAAAAGCCGACCAGAGGTTCTGATACCTGTTACGTGAGATTTAAAGGCACAGAGGCTCCTGGCAGCTATATAGAGGCACTCCCGCTCGGTACCGACGGTAGTAAGATTCGTGGTTCTCGTTTCTTTACGATATGCGCCGATGAGTTTGCGCAGATTCCAGAATCTATCTTCAACACCGTTATTAAACCTATGGCGGCCACCACACGCGATCCAATGGAGAACGTGGAAAAGATCCAAAGGCAGGAAGAATTAATCCGCAAAGGCGTACTGACAGCTGAAGATGTGATAGATGATTCTTCTGTTAATAAAATTTTGATGGCGTCTTCTGGTTTCTACAAGTTTAATCATATGTGGACCAGAATGAAGGCATACTGGAAAATGATGGAGGCAGGTGACGAGAAATACTGTGTGCATCAGGTTCCATATTGGGATATGCCAAAAGGCTTTCTTGACATGGATAATATCGAGGAAGCAAAAGCTTCTATGTCTCTCGCAGAGTTTCAAACAGAGTACGAAGCTAAAATGGTTTCTGATAGCGATGGATTATTTAAGGCTTCTCTTTTAGAAGCATGTAGTAAATCTGGCCATACGATAACACTCAGAGGAGAGCCTGGAAAGCAATACATTCTAGGTGTTGATACCGCCAAAAAGCAGGACTGTTTTGCTGTTGTTGTCGTCGAGCTTGGCCAGCCAAACAGGATCGTTCACGTTGTGGAAAAAGAGAAGATGCCTTTTCCAGAACAGGCTGTATTTATTCATAAACTTTGTGAAAAGTTCAACGTTATACGTATTTTTATGGATAGATTTGGTGGTGGCGAATCCTTAAAAGACATTTTAACTTTAGGTCTTGAAGGTTATGAACCCATACTTGACCTGAATGATAAAGAGCATTTGCCAAAACAAGGTCGTAGGATCTTAGAACTGTGCTCGCCAACCACATCTTGGATTCAAGATGCTAACTTTGGAACCAAGGCGCTATTAGAAAGAAAAAACTATTTGTTCCCAGAAGTTCCACTCACGACAATAAGTGACCAGGTCGCCTTATCTTATGAGAACGTGAGAAAAATGAAATCTCAGATTCTAAACATTGTAATGACGCAGAACCCGAGCGGAACTTCGCTCCATTTTGACACACCGACTAAAGGTGGAAGGAAAGATTTATATTCAGCATTCATTCTCGCTGGTTATGGAATAAACAAATTAGCGGTAGAGAATGAAGAAGAACAAAAACCAATTTTGTATCAAGGAGGCGTAGTAACGCCGAGAAACGTGGCAAACATGCCAATTGAAGTAGTCTCGCCTCATACGGGCAGGCCCTTTATTTTACCTAGATAGGAGGAAAAGGATAATGGAAATCACTATTTCGGAAATTTTAAATGCAAAACCAGTTCTGGAAGAATTGGTAGACAAAGAAATCAGCATTAAGACGGCTTACAGGTTAAGCAGGATTATCAAGGAGCTTAATAACGAGCTTCAGACTTTTGAAGAGCAGAGACAAAAGTTAGTCCAAAAGCATGGCGAACAACAAGAAGATGCGCCAGAAGGCAACATAGTTGTATCAGAAGAAAACATGCCAGCTTTTCAACAAGAATTGGCCGAGCTTCTTATGGCAACTTTAAATTTGAATTGCGAGCCTATGCATATTGACGAGTTCGGTGACATTAAAATGAGAACATCCGAGCTTCTATTAATCGACAAATTTCTAATGGAGTAAAAAATGGGAAGACAGTTATATGAAGACTGCGAATACTGTTTTTTAAGTAACTATAGAATATATCAGAAATCTACTGCGAACGGTTGGGAGCTTTGCGCTTTTGTGACCTGTGATCTTTTAGATTATTACCGTAACCCCATTTTGGGGCCTAACAGTAAAGCAGCAAACACTGAGCTTACTATCAGTGGCACAGAAAAAGAAGAAAGATATACACAGGCCGAGATCTTCTCGTATGCAGATGTGATATCGACAACAGTCAGTGGATACATGATGTGGGCAAAAGATGTGTACGCTGATTATAGACCTGGAGATTTTTACTAAAAGGAGGAATGCCAAATGGCACGAGATGACGGTATACTCGATCTTGATTATCAAGGCAGTCCGTGGGAAAGATCATTAAAATTCTTTTCGACTGCGAATGCTAAATATAATCCAAAAACTGTGATTTATTATAATTCAGCTGATAAAGTTTTGAAAATTGAAGAAACTCTCTATCCAGGGACGGCGAACGAACATACTTATACACAACATTTTTATTACTCAGACGTCACAAACTCTGGAATAGATCATACCATGACGATTCATCCATGGGTATAAAAAATTGAAGGAGGTAGTCGAAGATGTCTTTGGACACTCAAACTTTTCTCTTACAACATCAGATTTTAGATATGCCCAATGTGTTGGTCACTTTAAGTGGTGTTGATGCTAGAGAGATAATAGAAGACCATTTGAATAATGCGCTTGTTGCTGGAAATAATATTTATCTTTCTTATAGTGATATTCCAGCACCTGGTATAGTAAGTGTTGCAACCACCGCATCGTTAAGTAATATAAACGACATTACCGCTAGCGGGACTGTTAATTGTAATGCTGTTGTGGCTTCCCTGGTTGACTTTGGTGCCGGTACTATTTCAGGCACTGGCGACATTTATTGTAACGATTTGCATGCCGCTGCAAGCAGTATCTATTTAGGGGACCTTCAGCTTACTTATAACGGCACGCACCTAGTTGTTCCAGCAGAAATACAAGCTGATGGCGATATGGGTACAGACGGTAATTTATATGTTGACGGTTTCGTTGAAGCTATTGGTAACTTAACAACATCAAGCGGTAGTATTTATATAGGCACTGCGGCGATCGAAATGAATGATCATTCTATAATTATGGGCAACGACGCTGGCAGCTCAAGTACCGGTTCTGATGTTGTCTTGATTGGCGCAGAGGCCGGAGAGTTTTGTGGCACCTCACAAAAAGTCGTCTACATCGGTAGATATGCTGGCCAATATAATACTGGTAATTTTAATACGGCCATTGGTTATAGAGCTGGTTACATAGCCGATAGTGGCACTAACGTTTATATGGGATATTACGCTGGTGCTGGTTTTACAGGCCATAGTAGCGTTTTTATAGGCGGCTTGGCAGGCGAACTGCAATCATCCGGCAACAGTAACACTTTTATTGGTGTTTATGCCGGTTATGGTTCTGGAAGCCCGACCAGTGTTACAAATAATACTCTTATTGGTTACAACGCTGGTAGAGATTTGGAAGTAGGAGATTATAACACTTATCTAGGAAGCAACGCCGGTTACACATGTGCTTCCGGCAGTTATAATGTTTTTATTGGTTATAAAGCCGGTTATAATGAAACAGGAGGCAACAAACTTTATATACAAAACGATGATTCCGCTTCACCTCTAATTTACGGTGAATTTGATAACAATCTATTAAGATTTAATGGTAACGTTGAATTTGGTTCATATACAGTTTCTGGAACTGGCGATATTTATTGCGGTAATTTATATACAACGCTCGAAATTGATTCCGTTGGCGATATAGGTACGGATGCGAATTTATATGTTGATGGTGATATTAACTTTGGTGGAACACTTTTACCAATGGTGAGCGGAACCCAAGACCTTGGTAATGACGAATATCCATTGTCTGAGATATTTCTAACGGACCAAGCAACAAGCCAAGTTTACAACGTAACAATAGTTAGCGGAACTTTAACAGCAACGCTTGTATGATAAGATTGAATAATTACACAAAGTTAACACTAAGTGGTTGACAAAAATACTAATAATGAAACCACCTTTTTTAAAAGGAGAAGGTTTATGGATATCAAAGATTTAGATAAATTTACAGACAGCTTGAAGGAAAAATATCCAGAGATCGGTGTTCATAAAGTTGATTTCCATGAAGACGGAAAAGCCTCTTTGTATCTGAAACCAACGAACACCACTCTAGCATCCTTGGAAAACGCCTCTGTTATTAGGCGTAACGCTGTTACACGAGATGTCTTGGATCTTTTGGAACAGGCGAAGAAACCGTCACAGGTTGATCCAAAAGAATCATATAAAAGATCGATGGATCTTTACTTCGATGCGGACATTTATGGAAGCACTATTGACATCCTTGCCAACTACAGCGCGAAAGGTTTCGAGAACGACATCAGCGATCCAACTATCAAACATTTTTATGATACTTGGGCATTAGATGTGAATTTCGAACAAGTTTTAGATTGGATATTCCTAGAGTTGTTTAGGTCAGGACTTGTAAGGACTTACAAGACATTAGGGAAATACGAGCCGAGAATAAGTCACATTTCTCCGACTCCAGGACAAAAGCCGAAAAAAGTAAAGGCTCTTTGGACGAAGGCAGCAAGAAAAGTTAGATTCGCAAAATCTAACATTCCACTCCGATACACTGTATTAAATCCACTTCTAGTAGAAATCGAAGGCAGTTTGCTTTTCGACAGCGCAAAAACAACACTTAAACCCTCCAATGAGTTAAAACAGATGCTGCTAAAGCCTCAGAAGGAACTTACACCAGAAGAAAAGGAAATAGTCAAACAACTACCAGCTCCGTTCAAGAGAAAAATAAAAGAAGGTGGTAATATAGAGCTGGACTCACTCTTGGTTGGTGAGATCGACTGGCGTAAGCAGCCTTACGAGCGATACCCAAGACCGAGAGGCACGAGAGTTTTTGAATCGTTAGATTACAGACAGAAACTTAGAGAAGCAGATCTTAGCACTCTCGACGGTATTTCAAACTACATTCTAAAAATCACTATCGGCAGTGACGAGTTTCCTGTAACAGACACAGCCGATCTTGATAGAGTGGCGCAGCTTTTCAACACACCGAGCAAGTCGTTTGATGTTGTTTGGAATCACACGTTGAACATTGAAAAGATTGTTTCTCCAGAAATTGGTGATATTCTTGGTCAGGATAAATATAAACAGGTAAATGAGGATATCACTGCTGGTTTGGCAATGACCAGGGCGTTAATTGACGGAACTACTAATATAAACCAGGCTACTGCCGGTCTTATTACAAAAACAGTTATAGAAGAAATCAACTACGCAAGGCGGCTCGTTACAAGATGGATTTACGACGAGTACCGCGCGATTGCCGAAGCCATGGGCTTCGATCAATACCCGAAAGTACGATGGGATGACACTGTTCTTAGAGACATCATCCTGTACATGACAATCGTAAGCCAATTGGTAGATAGAAGAATGCTAAGCTACCAGACAGCGCTCGAAAGGCTTGGCTTTAACTACGACGTTGAGCTTGAGCAAATGACAAACGAATTTGATCATGTAATGGAAGGTACTTTAGGTATTATAGGTTCTCCTTGGCAACAAGCCAAAGGCGGCGGAGGAGCCGGAGTTCAAGAAGAACAGCGAGGACCACAAGGCACTCCTTCAGGTGGCCGACCAAGAGGACGACCTGCTAAAAAGAAGCAGACAAACACTAATCCAGGTCCCAAGAAACCTAGAGCAGTAACAAGAAAATCGAAAGCTATTATGCTTGACTCTTTTATAGAAAACATAGATGAAGAAACACAGGAATTGTTGGCAGCAAAGCTGCTAGAAAAACAAACAGGAGAAGCTGATGACAGAACTGAACGAGAAGAATAAAATTGAAATCACTCTTCCTATTAAGGTAGAAAGAACTTCTAAGTCACGAAGAAAAGCTGTCGCTGCTGTTCTTGACCTTCCAGAAGATAGGCAACCCGATCTTTTGTACTTCTCTGGTATTATGGTAAGTTCTGGTGAGAATTTGAACCACGCGTTCTTCTTACCAAGTGAGCTTATTAAAGCCGAAGGTACAATCGTAAATAAAGCGGTTGATAAAGAACACGAAGAAAAGGAAGTCATAGGGCACATTTATGATAGAGTTTTCGTAGACAAAGAAGGCAAAGTTGTTGATTTTACTGAAATCGCTGAGCTTGAAACTGCTGATCTTAACAAACTCGAATTGGACGTTGTGATTGCCGGTATTATATATAAAGGTAGATTTCCAGAAGAAGCTGAAGAAGTTAAGAAAGGTGATTGGAGCCTCAGTATGGAAGCGTATTTCAAGGACTATGATGTAAAAATCGGTGACATATTGATTCCTCGTAAAGAAGCTGAAGCATTAGGTCTCACAGAGGCCTCTATAGGAAAAGATGCTGTTGTAAAGTCTGAGGAAGAAGAGCTGTCTGCCGGTCCTGTCACTCGCGTTCTCAGAGACATTCTGTTCGCCGGATGTGGAATTGTTAAGAATCCAGCTAACCCAGCATCTATCTTTCTTGATACCGCGGCGCTAAAAGATGGTGATAATGAAGTTATTGAACTTAAAAACATCAGTGAAGTAGCCGAAGAAGTCGAGGTAGAAGTATCTTTAGAAGAAGACGTCGTTGACGAAGAGACTAAAGATAAAGAGGATGCAGGTGATTGGATAGCTCAACCACAGCCTGTTGAAGACTTAACAGGCCCTGGCGGTCCGAAACGCGATACTGTTGGTCAGTGTATCCACTTTAACCGTTTCGCTGCAGATGCAGGAGAGGGTGCGAGCGATAATTGGTGTAGATTATATGGTACAGCATGCACATCTCAGTACAGAGAGCAGCGTGACCCAGAGTGCTTGTATCATAAGGCTTTCTTGGAAGAACTAGGATCAGTTGTTGAGCAAGTATTAGCAGAACAGGCTGCTACTAAAGAGCAGCAAGAAAGAGAAGAACTTTTGGACGCACTGAAAGAAGCGCTTAAAGTTGCTATCGATAAAGCAGCAATGAAATGTGGAACACACCACAACATGCCGAAGAAGAAGAAAAAGAAAACTAAGAAAAAGAAGAAAAAGTCTTCTTACTAAGAGGTAACAATGAGCGAATTTAAAGAAATTATGAAAAAATTAGAAGTCGCTATCGAAACTGCCTATAAAGTACAGGAGACCGAAGAAGAACGCTTAGAATTGCTTAAACTATTCGACGACATAGAACTAGAAGAGGCTGCTAAGTGGACTAGAGCTTACATCAATAGTCTACCAGATAGCGCATTCATTTACATTGAGCCGGGCTACAAAGAAGGCGAAGATAAAAGAGCCAGACATCTTCCTTATAAGGATGATACTGGAAAAATAGACCTGCCACATTTGAGAAATGCAATGGCAAGATGTAATCAAATCAAACCGGTTCGAAGTGGGACTGATCAGAGCCAGATGAGAAAAACAGCTTGTGCGAAAGCACAAAGGCTCGCTAAGAAACACTTAAAACCAAGAAAGACAAAAAAGAAATAAGTCATCCGCCCTTGTGGGCCTGACTAAAACACTAGGAGGTTTAGTCTTATGGCTAGAGACACTTATCATCCAGGAAAAGTACCCAAGGTGGTACGTTGTAACGCAGGTCGCCACGAAGCGGCTATTTACAAAAATTTGGGCAACAGCAACAGGATTAAGTTCATGTGGGTAGAAGAGGTAACCATTTCTGGTACAACCCAACTGATTTATGACGCTGGAGAATTTGGTGCCGGACAATCTGTCACTAAACCAGATCATTACGTTCCTGGCGCTGCTGCTTATGGCAAGACAATTGCCGACCTACACTTCTGGCCAGTTCCAATGGGAGCACCTGCTGGAAGATTATGGGTAGACGTTAACACTGGAGCAGATACTGTTACTCTAACAAGTACTGCCGGTGAAACAAATCTTGAAGTACATGTTTTAGTTTTTAGTAACTAATCAATCTAATTGATTAGGGATAAAGGAAAAGGTTTCTATAAAAAATACCAAATTAGAGGTTGGTATAAACTTACTCCAAACTATTTAAGGAGGTTTCTGCTGTGGAAAATAAAGATTTTCAGCTAGATAAAGAACAAGTAAAGACATTAGTCGAAGAGATTCTAGCAGCTAAAGAGGGAGCAGAACTCCAAGAATCTGTAGAAGATCTTTTAAAGAAAGCTACGGATACCATCGAATCAATGACCGCGTCTTTAGAGGCGAAAGATGCAGATCTAGAAGAAAAAGATGGTGAGATTGCTTCCATGAAAGAGGAGCTTGAAACTCTTAAAGCGCAGATCGAAGAAAAAGATCAGAAGCTGGCAGAACTTACCTCTTCTCTAGAAGAAGCTCAAACTACTCTCGCTGAAATCGAAAAGGACAGACTTGCTGCAGAGCGTATGACTAAGCTTGAAGAAGCTAAAGTTGCTCGCACAGGCGAAGCTAAGGAAGCTCAGCTTGCTAAGATTCGTGAAATGTCAGAGGAAGATTTCGAAGAGTATGCAGCTGAACTCGCATCCTTGAGAGAAGCTCTCTTGGAAGAGATTAAGGAAGCTGCTGGTACAGAAGAAACCGATGAGGGCAAAGAAGCCGAAACCGAGACAGCTGAAGCTGACGAAGAGGCTGAAGAAGTAGATGTTGCTCCTGCTGAAATCGATGAAGAGGAAGGCAAAGAAGCAGCGCTTGATATGGAAACTGCCAACACGGAAACACTTCATGACAAGTATCAGAAGATGGGAAAGGCTCTTGCCAATATGATCGCGCAGATCGAAGATGAATAATTTCGTCTTATTCTTTTAAGGAGGAATAGCTATGTTTATACCACGTCAACCAGTCGTAGACAATCAATTCTGCGAATTTGCATCACAGACTTCCGACACTACAGGTGTTGGTGGCGCGTTGGCACATGCTGGTGCAGCTGTTTATATGGCAGGCGGAGCTGTTGATCCGTATGTCAAAGTATTTGCTGGCGACACCGGCGGCAAGTATCATGTCTTCGGCCTATTGATGCAAAAGGTTAAAACTGGATATCATGAGGTACACCCAGCTGGATGGGTTAAGAGAACTGATTTCGGTTCTTCTGACGCTATTGCGCAACCAAGTTACGACGCCAGTGGAAACATCAATGGAAGCCAGCCGGTTCCTGTTGGTGTAGCACACTGTGGTGGTATTTGGGATACAACCCATTACACTTCTGAAAGTGCAACCGACACTTACTCAGCTGTTAATGCTGGCGACCTTTTGAATGTTACATTCAATGAATCCGGTCGTTTAACCAATTATACAGGAAACATGGGATCAGGTGAAACTTGGTACGTACACGACGACGCCATCGTTCCTATGTTTGATGTATTTACCGGCACAGGTACTACTAAGTACCAAGCTGTTGGTATCGTAATTAAGGGCGTTTCTGCCGCCAAAGCTGAATCAACCGTAGGCGGACAGACTATGTACCCAATTCGTTTCAAACTGCTCGTGTAATTTCGGGCATTAAAATATAAACCCTTTACGGCTGACAACAAATTAGGCCAAGATAGGAGGAAAAATAATGGATAGAAAAGAAATGCAAGCCTTGTTTGCTGCAACCGCTGCTATCGATACTCCAGAGGGTATGCAAGCTTATAAAGAGTTTGCCGCAGCATTGACTTTACCAATCCTCCAAAAGATTGAGTTAGAGTCTATCATGCGTCAGCTTTTTAATGTTGAAAGACTTGCCCCTGGTGCACAGGCAGTGTATCCAATCGCAGAGGACTTCGAAGTCCCTGTATGGGTACTCCCAGGATTGGGCTACATGGCTCAGAACTTCATCGAAGGCGTTGGTGAAGAGGTATACGTACCTCTGTTCTCAATCAACGCGTCCGCTGACTGGAAAGTAACTTACGCACGTGACCAGCGTGTAGACATCGCAGCCCGCGCCGCAGCAAGAGTAGCCAAAGACTTGGCTAACTACGAAGAAGAGTGTGGTTGGAAGATTATTGTTCCTGCCGCAACTTCTGCTTTTGCAGGTAAGGGTCTGCTCGGACCACGTAGTGCTCCTATTTTTGAAGTTGGTGCTTCTTCAGTAGGCGCCGGTTACCTGTCCAAGGAACTCATCAACAAGATGATCGTTGGCTTTAAGAGACTTGGTCGCACCTTGACCCATCTCTACATCTCCCCAGAAGATGCAGCTGACATCCGCGAATGGACAGATACGGACATCGATCCCGTAACAAGACGTGAGATTTTCCAAGCTGCTGGAATGGGTAGCATTTGGAACGTACAGTTGGTAGAGGTACAACACCTCGGCGCCACTGGTATGTACAACTTGAATGACAGTACTTCTGGTTATGGCAAGTTCTTGCTCAATGCTGGAACTGATGACTATAACAGCTATACTGCAACCAATACCAATGTTACCGATGCTAATGGTGAGGTAACCACCCTTGGCGAGACTCAGATTTATGGATTTGACCTGGTTACTGACAATACCTTGGTAATGCCAATTCGCAAAGAGTACGAAGCGATTGACGACCCAACCCTCCTCAGACACCAAAAAGCTGGTTTCTTCGGATGGGCAGAACTCGGATTCGCATGTCTCGACTCCAGAATGCTTAGCATGGGTGTCATTGACCGCTCACTATAATCGAGTATAGATGGGGGGAGGGGTTCCCCCCTCTCCCTATTTTTTTATCAAAGGACAAGGAATTATGCTAAATCTAATATTGCTAATAATAGCAACTGAAGCAACCACGAACATAATAACTAAATCCACCATATTTGAACCTTTAAGAGAGTGGATATTTAAAAGAAAAGAGAAGAAATTATTTGGATTCGTGAACAATCTTATTGATTGTCCCTATTGTACGTCTGTCTGGGTTGCGATGTTGCTTTTTTGCCTTTATGGGCTTATTCCGTTTTTCTCAGTAATTCTAACGGTTTTGGCGGTACACAGATTATCAAACGTAATTCATCATGTAATAGACAGAATAGACCCAAATCACGTGGATTTGGAAAAGGTTTTTGAAAAGGAGGAATAAAATGGAAGGTTATGTAAAGAATATATCAAGGTTTCCACGTTATGCCTTGAAGAGACATTTCCTTGCTGGCACAAGAGTTCCCCTCGATTCACTGTATGAACAATACGGGGAAAAACACGGTCTTAAACCAAATGAGGAATTTGTAGACTGGCTTCGCAATGTAAAGTTAATAGATAATAAAGTTTGGGAAATTCATTATGAAGACGGTAAAGCAAAGACCGAAAAAGCGCCAGAGGATAACAAAGTAAAAATCACTGGTAAGATTACAGAGACTTCCGATAAAAAGATTAACATCCGAGAAAGTGACCCTGCAAGAGCAGCGCAAGTCAAAGGTGAGCTAACTTATGAAGATGTTGCAGATTTTTCAGTTCGGAAGGCCAGGGAGGAAGTCCCTAAGATTAAAGATATTAAGCTTTTGAAGTACGCTTTGAACGTAGCGAACCAAAGGCCAAACAAAGAAACACTATGTAGAATTTTGAGGAAGAGAATAGAGGAAATAGGCGCTGTCACAGTCTAATGAGGTAAAAAATTATGATAGTTTTACGTGAACTCAGAAGAGATATAATCGGTGAAGATCTGACATCCCAATGTACTGGTGCAACTGACACTTTTACTACCGACTATGACTTTAAAGATGGAACTTTAAGAGTTTATGTAAATGGACAAAGATTAATAGAGGATACGGACTATACTGTGATAGCTTCCGATCAGTTTCAATTGATCCACTATGTCCCAAAATCTTGGTTCGACATAGTTGTTGATTATAGACGTGAATTTTAAATACTAAAAGGAGGCTAGAATGGCATCTGGAAGAAGTTTATTAAGCCAACTGGAGCAGATTGCTGGTAGTTATCAATATGATGACATTATTTCTGGCATTAACACAGGATCCGTATCCGAACCCGCCGATTCAACTGTATCAGGCTCACTAGAATATGATCTTAATATTGTAAGAGCACACCTTCGCCAGATCAAAGATTGGGACAACGATTGGTACGATCCGCTGTCAACCTACGATCTTGCAGTAGATGGCACTACCGTATCGGGTTCTTTGAAAGAGCTTGCTAGCCCATCGCACGGTACTGGTAACGTTCTCGACGCGAAGTCGATTATACTTCCCGTAGAGAGACCATTGAATGGTACTTTTATTACCGTATCTGGTGGAGCCACCGGCGTCCTTGAAGGAATCACCACACAATATGCTGATTCGACAGATCGTAGAGGTTTACCAATTTACGATTCTGTAGGTAATGTTTATTATGATGAGGGTGGTTCAGATAATGTTGTTAGAATTGATGTTCTTGACAGCTCCACCGGTCAAGAATTTACAGGATCTAACGGCGAAGTTGTTTTTGCACGTTTTCACGATGGTGCCGATTTTGCCGGTACTGGTGACGGTACAGACGTTTATGTAAGATTCTACACCGTATCAGGAACATACTCCTGGGATGCTGGTGATCCAGCTTCAATCAAAATCGTTTATCCACAAAGAAAGATTCTTTCAGAAATGGAAGAGTGGGAATGGTTGAGAACAGACTTTGTGAGTTCTTGGGAAGGTGACGTAGAACTTATTGAAGACATTTATAATTTGTGGCAGTTCACAGGTGCTGGCGATGGTATAACTTCACCAACTTGGAATAACACCACAGCTTACTATATGTTGGACGGTAATCCGTCAGATCTCGAAGCCGGTATTAACGATATTAATGACGGTATCGGTGACAGAGATTTTACTACTGGTAATTATTATGCAATCCAAGCCGACGGCCAAACAATTACTCAAACACTTGAAGATTTGAACTTGGCGATTGGTGACAGAGACTACACTGAAGAGAATTATGTAACTGATGGAGAGACACTTACTGCTTCTATTGACGCTCTTGATATGGCTCTGTGGGATCTAGAAACTACAGTTTCAGGTGTTGCGGCACCACAGAAATATGTATACACAACACCATCGAAGTTAACTAAAAACGTGGCAGCAACACTACCGTATACTTTAACTTATACACCGTTTGCTTCAGATACTCAACCAGGAAAGAATATGGACATTTATGTAGACGGCCAGTTGCTCGCTGCTGATTATAATACATTAGGAGATAATGATTATGAGGAGACCAGTGCAAATCAATGGACTCCGCATTTTAATGTAAGGAAGAATTCAAATATTACTTTTGTAATTAGAGCATAAAGGTAAAGGGGTCTCTCCGGAGACCCCTCCAGCCTAAAGGAGACGGCAATGGTATTAGACGAAAAAGTTTTAAGGGATACTTTAAGACAGGTTCTAGATAACGCTTCAAAAGCAGGCTATCTTACGGAGTCAGAAGCAGGGTTTACCGAAAGGCTTTTTAAAAAGCTAGACGGCGAGATCGATCGCAAAACGAGAGACAAGAATAGGCTTGAAGGCGAAATCCACCAACTTAAACTTACCAAAGGTATTATTATCAATATGATAAAGGACACGGTCGCAGCAGCTGAAAGAGCTAAAGCGAGGGAAGAAACAGCCGATCGGATTAGGTCAGGCAGAGCTGCGAGAGAAACAACTGTAATAGAAGAACAGATAGTTGATGAAAAACCCAAGAAAACAGCTAGAAGAAAAAGAACTAAGAAAAAAGAGGATAAAAAATAATGGGTCTAAGTCGGATTGGTGAAGGTAGAGTATACGGCAAAGATGATGAATTTGTATTTGTTGAACCTTCTGATTTGTATTATCATGAAGACTATGACCAGTATGTTGAATTTACGCGCACGGGCGGCAAAATTACACAAATAGATGTTTGGCAAGACAGCAGTAAAACAAAATATAGAAGCACAGCGACCTTATCTTATACTCTTGGAAAAGTTTCGCAAATTGTAGAGACGTTATATCTTGAAGATGGTGTTACTGTAAGTGGTACTGTAACAACAAATATTACTAGACAGTGGGGCAATTGGGGTCCAGTTACTGCTGTCGAAGTTGTGAGGTCTTAATGTTTAAAATTATAGAAGGAAATGTAACTTTAGTAGACGAATACGGAACTCCGTTGGCAACAATTAGTGGTGTCGGCGGAGAAGTCATACTAAAAACAGACACCGATGTAACCGTTGAGGTTGAGGATGTAACTGTCAGTGGCGTCGAAATTACTAATGTGCCTCTGCCTGTCGAAGAACAAAATTTAGATTCAAATGGATATATTAGGAATTCTTCTCACAACTTTGGTCAATATAATAGTGCGTGGGAGCCGTTCACTTTAACAGACGACGGTAGACTTCGTGTAGATATACAAACATCAGCAGACTCTCATGTGCATAATTTTCTTGATTTAAGCGATACGCCAACTACTTATTCCGGTTCTGGCGATTACTATGTTAGAGTAAAATCAACGGCAGACGGTTTGGTGTTTGATACTGTTTCAGGTACCGGCGCTGAAGCTGGTGTATTACCTTGTTTACAGATAAGAAGAACAACAAATTACGAGTTTACTACTGGATGGACAGACATCACTTTCGATACTTTAGATGTGGAAAGTGACTCAAATGTGATAGAACATGACG